AGACTTCCACGACCGTCTTTCCGGCCACGTTGAGGGCCGCAGAAGCGAACTGAACTCCAAGGTAGAACACGAACGTGCAATCTCCCTTGAGCGTGCAGTCCAGCATCTCAACAGTCCCAAGCCTGATATTGGCTGGGATGGCAAATTTGACGCCGACAAGCGAGCAAATCTGACCAAGTTTGGCATGGAGTTGGGATTTACCAACGAGGAACTCTCGAATACGTCCCACCCTCTGATGATCCAAACGCTGAACCTCGCACGGATCGGCTACGAAACCCTGCGGAAGCAGAATGCCTCACTGAAGCAAGCGGCCCCACAAGCGAAACCTGTTCCCACAGTGGCAACGGGCAAGACGCGAACGGGTCCAAGCAATCCCGACAAGCTCTCAGCCGATGAATGGCTGAAGTGGCGGGAAAGCAGCCTTGCCAAGCAGCGGCAGCGCAACCGCTAATCATCATCAAGCAGCGTCTGAAGACGCCGCGTCCCATTGAAGGATAGGAAACTATGTCCAATACGATCCTCACTCCCACCGCCGTGACCCGTGAAGCCTTGCGTGTGTTGCACCAAAAACTTAATTTTGTCGGTAACATTGTAAGGGAATACGACGACAGCTTCGCCAAGTCCGGCGCTCGCATCGGCGACAGCCTCAAGATACGTTTGCCAAATCAGTATGTCGTGCGCACGGGTGCCACCCTGTCCACGCAGGACACCACCGAGTCGAGCGTGACGCTCCAGGTTGCGACCCAGAAGGGCGTTGACCTGAACTTCACCTCCGTGGACCTCACCCTGTCTCTGGATGACTTCTCCAAGCGCATCCTTGATCCGGCGATGGCGGTCCTTGCGGCCAACATCGAAGCTGACGCCCTGTCTATGTACAAGGACGTTTGGCAGTCCACTTGGAACGGTGGTTCGGCGGCAACCTATAACCTTGCCCTCGACACCCGTACCATCCTCCAGCGTTCGCTGGCTCCGTCGAATGACCGCTCGGCCCTCATGGACCCGCGCGCGATGGCTGACGTTGTGAAGGACACTAAGTCGCTGTTCAACGACACCACCTCGATCGCCAAGCAGTACAAGGAAGGCTACATGGGCCGCGCTGCTGGTTTCGACTGGATGGAAAACACAATGATTCCGTCTCACACCCGTGGCGCTTCTGATGCGTCCTACGTGTGTAACACCTCGACGGGCATCACCTCTGGCACGGCCACCATCACCCTGTCGGGTGGTACGGGTACGTCTGTTGCTGGTGACGTGTTCACCATCGCTGGCGTGTTCTCGGTGCATCCCGAAACGAAGGTGTCCACGGGCATCCTTCAGCAGTTCGTGGTTGTCACTGGCGGTACGACTGCACAGGTTGTCTCTCCGACCCCGATCACCTCGGGTGCTACCCAGAACATCACCATTGTTTCGGCTGGCGCTAGCAAGGCGGTGGTGTTTGCTGGTACGGCCTCGACTGCGGTTGGCACCTCGCTTTTGTTCCAGAAGGAAGCCTTCGCGTTTGCGACTGCCGACCTTCTGATGCCGAAGGGTGTGGACTTCGCAGCCCGCGAAGTGATGGACGGCGTTTCGATGCGTATTGTTCGCCAGTACGACATCTCGAACGACAAGTTCCCCACGCGTTTAGACGTTTTGTATGGCTATAAGACGATCCGCCCGCAGCTTGCGGCTCGCTTCCATAACAACTAACGAAGATGGGGCAGGGGCTTCGGCTCCTGTCCCTTCCACTTTGCTGGAGGGCCTATGCCATCATATTCAGACATGCGCGTTCGCATTGCCGACGAACTGGCAAATGACGGCGACATTTCCACGGCCCAGATTAACTACGCCATTCAGGACAGCATCAAGCTGTATGAGCGGCGCGGCTGGTGGTTCAACCAGAAGACCGCCACGTTCGCCACGGTAGCCTCGCAGGAATATTATTCCTCGGCTGACCTCGCAGACATTCCCAACATCGTGCAGATCGACTCTGCCACTGTGACTGATGGAACCGTCAGGTCGCCGATGCGCGCTGTTGCTTTTCAGGCCATTGACGATTGCCAAGACGGCTCAATCATCGCAGAACCCGTGCTGTTCGCGGCCTACAAAGAGAACATCCGCCTCTATCCCATCCCTGACCAGATTTACACGGTCACGCTGTCGTATGTGTACCGCCTCGCCACGCTTTCGGCTGACGGCGACACGAACGCATGGACTGAGGATGCGGAAGAACTCATTCGTCAGAGCGCCAAGCGGCGTATTGCGCTGAATTATCTGGCCTCGGAAGAGGTTGCGGCCCGTTGCGCTTCCCTTGAGCGTGAAGCGTTTGCGGAAATGATGGCTGAGAACCGCCGCCGCCGTCCGAACACTCTGCTGCGCGTCCCGGCGATGCTGCCGCCTGACTCGTTCAATATCAATACGGGGTGGTAAATGGTCCCGTTTTCGCCGTGGCTCCCTGACAGTGCAGACTTCGCCAATGTTTCCTCAGAAGCATTGAACGTCATTCCGTCTTCCTACGGCTTTCGGCCCTTTCCGGGGTTCACGAACACTGCGTCTGCCGTCACGGCCCGCGTTCAGGGTGCTATTTCGGTTCGCTCCATCAGCGGCACCATCTTCAACTTCTGCGGCGATGCGACGAAGCTGTATAAACTGGCGACTGACGGCCTGTCGTGGTCTGACGTATCCCGCACGGTTGGCGGTGCCTATGCCGTAGCCGCTGACAGCAAGTGGTCATTCGCCCAATACGGCGATTACGTCATTGCGACCAACGGAAACGATGCCGTTCAGGTCTTCCAGTTAGGTGTTTCGACCAACTTCGCAGCCCTTAGCGGTACGCCCCCTGCGGCATACTTCGCGGGCGCTATTCGTGAGTTTGGCGTTCTCGCCAAGACCTCATCGGAGAACAACCGCGTTCGCTGGTCTGCCATTGGCAATATCGCGGATTGGGTCGCCTCGGCCACCACGCTGTCGGACTACCAGGACTTGCCTGACGGCGGTTCCATCATGGGCTTCGTCGGCGGTGAGTTTGGCATCGTCTTCCAAGAACGTGCCATCACCCGCATGTCGTTCGAAGGCCCGCCCACCGCGTTCCGCTTCGACAAGATTGCCAACTTCCTCGGTTGCCGTGCTGACGGTTCCATTGCCGCTTTCGAGAACTTCGCGTTCTTCCTTGGCGATGACGGCATGTATATGATCCGTGGCGGTTCCGAGATTGTCCCGATTGGCGTCGAGAAGGTGGACCGCTGGATTGAAGAGAACATTGACGCCAGCTTCCTGCACCGCGTCACCTCGGCAATCGACCCCATCAATAAGCTGTACGTGATGGGCTTCCCGTCCATCAACGCGCCGTCTCCGGGTACGCCTGACCAAGTGGCGATCTATCATTGGCCCACGGGTCAGTGGTCCCACGCCACCGTCACCCATGAGATGCTCTATCCCGCCGCAACGCAGAACACATACACAATTGACGGGATGGACGCGGCGTCTGCCACGGTTGACGGGCTTCCGTTCCCGGTTGACAGCCGCTTCTGGGCTGGTTCTGGCCGTCTGCTCCTGTCGGGCTTTGATACCCTGCACCGTCAGGGATACTTCTCAGCAGCCAACCTTGCCGCGACCATCGAGACGGGCGACACGCAACTGACGCTTGGTGGCCGTTCGCTTCTCAAGGGCCTGCGCCCCATCGTGGAAGGCCAGACGGTCTCCCCGTCCCTGACGGTAGGCAAGCGCAACCATCTCAACGAGCCTGTGACCTACGGCTCGCCCATCGCGGTGAATGCCTATGGCATCTGCAATGCGCGGGTGAATGGTCGCTATCACAGGGCGCGGATTACCATTCCGGCGGGCAATCTCTGGAACTTTGCTCGCGGCGTGGATGACCTCAACTTCTCTGCCGTTGGACGGCGTTAATTCTCAGGAGTAATTCGCATGTCGGCACGTGACGCTGAAAGCGGTTCAAGCACATACAAGGGCGGTTCTGGCCGCGCTGGGGGCCTCGGCAACGGGGGTCTTGGCGGCGGCATGGGGGCAGGCATGGGCGGCGGTGGAGCGGCCCGTAACGGCGGCTATGGCAACCGCACGGGCCTGACCACGGGTAACACGATGTTCGGCGGCATGGCTTTTGGCCGTCCCGGTGGTTTTGCGCTGAACTCCAGCGCATTTGGCGTTCGCCCGCAGGCTGGTGTCACACGCGGCCCGCTCAATCGGCCTGCCAATCCCGGCCTTCTCGGTACGCCGACCCCGGCTTCTGTCGCAGGCGTCAATCCGGTTCCTGAGAGCGTGATGGCGGTCGAGGACGTTCCGATGCCGACCTTTGAAGACCCGATGGCGATGTATACGACACTGAAGCCGCTCAAGACCCCTTCAGTTCAGGGATGGCTTCCCGGCTGGCCTGGAACTGGTCAGTGGTGGGGCAACCAGTCGCCCTATCAGAACAACCCCGGCCTTAATCCTCGCGCTCCCAATCCCCTCGCGAATGACGCAACCAGCTTCATCAAGAGGAACGGTGCGCCGCTGAAGATTGGCGGCATGCAGGGCGGCATGGGTATGCCTGGATATACCAACCCCGGCGTTCCGGGCTTCGGTGGGAGGCGCTGATATGGCTAAGACCCCGATGAAGAACAGCCCTTTCTCCGGTCTGATGAAGCAGGTTGACTGGGGGATGAAAAACTCTCGCGGCGGCATTGGTGGCATGGCGGCGATGTTGGGCGTTCCGTTCCAGCAAAAGCGCGGCGGCAATTGGATGACCATCGACCCCGGCAGGCAGTCTGTCTACCTGTCTGGCACCACGCCCCCTAACGGCATGGGCGGCGGTGGCCCGCAGATCGAAGACCCGACACTTCCCCCGTTTGATCCGAACGACCCGAACGGCGATGGCAGCGGCAGCGGCAAGTTCGCTTGGACGTTCCCGCAGTATTCGCAGTCGTGGGCATTCACACCGCCTGAACCGACTCCGTATCCGTACCCGCAGCGGTTTGACCCGAAGAAGTACGGCGACCCCTTCAAGAAGTAATGGCAATGAACACAGACCGCCGCGACTTTGCCCCGTTTGCGCTCAAGTGGTTCCCCACTCTTGTGGATGCCACCAGCGACGATTGGCACTTCTTCCTCGACAAGGTGACGGGGCTGGACACGCCGCTGGACATGCCGAACGCGAGCGCATTTGACCGCTGGCGTCAGGCTTTGGCGGCGCAGGGCTATCCGGCATTTCCATACACTGCCACGGACGTTGCGGCTGCGAAGGCTAAGGCAACTGCGATGCTGGCGGATGAAGAGAGGCGGGCGGCTTCCTCTGGCAAGAGCCTTGAGGTTCTAGCGAAGGAAGCGCCGAACTGGACGGTTGCGGAAATGTTGTCCAGCGCGAAGGGGTGAGGCAATGACTATTCGCTCCTTCCTTCACTTTCCGCCCCCGCCGAATGACCCGTTTTCGCGGCGCATGTACGAAGTGCTTCAGCAGATTAGGTCCGGAAAATTAGAAATAGTTGGTGAACTGACACTGACGGCGGGCGCTGCTTCCACAGCCGTGACCGACATTCGCGTGTCGCCTCAGTCCGTCATCGTGTGGCATCCCCGCACAGCCAATGCCGCAGCCGAACTTGCTGCCGGGACGATGTACATCACAGACGCCAACATGGGCAACGGAACGTTCACCGTGATCCATGCCAATAACGCCCAGACAGATAGAGATTTTCGATACGCTGTGGTGGGCTGACGAATATGCCAAACGCTAAACGCATTCCCTGCCAAGGTGTTCTCGTTGATGACCTTGGGCGCGTCTGGAAGGACTGCGCCCCGCTACTCATCCCGGCAATGCAGGACGGCACGACCATCGAACAGGTGCTGACTGCCATCTTCGCCAAGGACGCGCAGTTGTGGATCGGCTCCGACAATAACGAAATTCAGGTCGCCTGCGTCACTGAACTCATTCGGCGCGGCGGCTGTCTCTACTGCAATGTTTGGCTCACGGGTGGCCGTGGCGTGAACAATTGGATTTATTTTCTAGAGACCATTGAAGCATGGGCGAAGGAACAGGGCTGCGATGCCATGTTGATTGACCGTGGCCGTAAGGGCTGGGGCCGCTTGCTTCCTGACTACAAGATCAAAACAGTTGCGCTTATGAAGGAAATTTAGCATGGGCGGTTCATCCGGTAACGATACCACCAAACAGACAACCAAATCATCCCCGTGGGGGCCGCAAGAGCCGTACCTCAAGTATGGCATGGACGAAGCCACGCGGCTTTATCAGTCTGCGGGGCCGCAGTATTATCCTGGCTCCACCGTGGCAGGCTTCAGCCCCACGCAGCAG